AAGAACCATCATGAAATGAAGCAGTTCCAGTTAGCGTACACGCAGATCCCGCGTTAACTGAATTTGAATAAAATTGAGTGGCTCCTTGAACCGTTCCATTATTTACAGAGTTGTCCCAAAAAGTTGCTCCAGAAGAACCAATAATTGTTCCATTGTTTGAACAGGGGCCGCGAAACACAGCACCAGAAGAAGTCTTTAATGAAATTCCAAGATCAGAATTGATAACATACGCATAACTGCAACCAGTAGATGAAGCGTTGTTGTTGCTATCTGATGTAAGCACCCAACCTCCACTTGTGTTGGGATTAAGGTTATTGATGATAATTGTTTCAGATGCGTATGGGAGTCTTCCTAATCCAGATCCAGACGAGTTTCTCCAGTTGTCAGAATTGCTATAATCTCCGTCAAGTCCCTCTCCCGTGTATTGAGGGCCATACCCGATATAAAGAGGGAAAAATGCCGAAGTGTTATTATCGTCTCCGTAATCATCTCTAAAAGAGCAAGGCATATACAAATTTGGGTTAGGCGAATGAATATAAGCCTGTCCGTTATTGACCCCATTACATATTGAATTATCGTAATAATGATAAGTTGCATTTCCAACTCCAGCCTGTACCGCATTATTTCCATTTGGCCCAACGCTACTGTAGTCGTGATAGGTGAATGCCCCAGTACCAATTTGATACAAAAATGTATTGTTTACTGAAGTGTCGTAAAAATCAACATTTCCAGAAACAGCGAAAGCCCAAGTGTTTGGATCTAATGCGTTGTTAAATGAGCCTACAAAGCTGGCGTAAGAACAAGAAAGCACATCAGGATCAGCCGAATTATAATAAAGATTTCCCGTCCCATAATTCCCGCTGAAATAGAGGTTATCAGCCAAAACAGGAACTCTTCCAGCAGCAGTTCCAGTAAAAGAACCAGTAAACCAATTTGCGGGATTTCCCGCATCATTATCTTGGCTTACCGAATCGTTAAAATAAAGATTCGCCATAAGTTGTCCTAGCTACGGACAACTGAAGTCAGATTGCCGCTACCGTCGTAAGAGAGGGTGAGGGTGAGGACTGTGGTTGAACCTATCTTGTAGACCACCGTGCCGGGGTTTGCCCCAGAATAATTGGAGAGATCAATCTCCGTCCAAGCGGGGTTGATGCCGCTAACACTCTCAAGGATCTTGCACTGCGTGATAAGCTCCCCATCGTTGGGGTTTGCAGCCTTGGGGTAATAGATGTCGTATCCAGCCATAAATTATTCCTCCTGGTATTGATCGCCCGTGTCTTCCATCTCTTCATTCCCGCCCTTGTCTTCCATAGCGGAAAGCTGCTCCTTCACGGCCTGTTTAGCTCCCTTGGGCTTTTCATCCTTAACCTCTCGATTGAGGATAGGAGTCTTGTCCTGACCCACAGAGAGGAGCATCATGTCCTTGCCATCAAACTTAAAGGTAGCCATGTCGGAGAACTCTACTCCCTCTTTGGAGCCGGAGGGAGGATTGTAATCCTTGGGGATGGTAAAAAGAAGAGCCATAATGGTGATTTGTAAGGGGTTATTTGTAGGGGGTCAAGCGGAAAGAACTACGGAGATAGTAGTGCCTATGGTGGAGGTATTGAGGGGCGTAGTAACAGTGGCCCCAATGGTGGAGGTATTGAGGGGCGTAGTAACAGTGGCCCCAATGGTGGAGGTGTTTAACACAACCCCAGGTATAAAATTGTACCCATAGTAGTAAATCGTTCCCAACACTGTTGCGGAAAATGGATATGGATATGGCGTATAAACGTATGCGTTTCCATCAATGGTTCCAGAAGACGATTGAGTTGAATGGAAATACCCGTTTGATTGTATAACTCCGGTATTATAGGAAGCTCCGTTAAAAGTGGCATTTCCAACTACAATTCCAGAACTGATAGACGATTCAGAAAATGTTCCAACTCCAGATATTGTGCCTTGATTTTGAGAAGTTCCAGAAAATGTTGCAACTCCAGTTACAGTTCCAGAACTTACAGATGATCCAGAAAAAGATCCAGATCCATTTATCGTTCCATTATTTTGAGTTGTTCCAACAAATGATGCTGAACCATTTACGGTTCCATTACATACTCTTGATCCTTGAAATGAAGCAGATCCAGTAACCGTTCCATCAGCCGCAAGGCTAGTAGATGAAAATATCCAGCTTGTGATAGGAGTAGAATGTGGATAAACTGTAGTTTGACCAATAACTATTCCACTAGCGTATCCAGTAGTGTCCGTTGCAGTAGATCCAGACGAACTTCCGTTAAAAAGAATAACTGAATTTGAAATTCCTTTATTTACTGTGCTGTTGAAATAATATGAAGTCCCAGTAACAACCGCTCCAACTGCATTGTATGAGCTATTACTGAATATTGCAGAATCAACCGTGCTTGCGTTATATGAATTATTATTAAAGGCCGTTCCTCCAGTTACTGTTGAATTGTTAACTGAAGAATCATTAAAAGTTGCTCCACCAGTTATAGATGCACCGTTAGATGAAGAATTGTAAAATGTAAGTGGTATGTTTGTGCTTGCTTGGTTAACGGCATTATATCCAAATCCCAAACTTGAAATTCCAGTTAAGCTAGGCAAGGTAGATGTTGTTAACCCTAAAATAATATTGGGAGATCCCCCGATTGTGTATGGAGTGTCATGGTCTACGCTAGATTCCCAGACAGAAGAACTATGTCCACCACCCCAATAAACCCAGTTTGCCCAGTTATTGTAATCATCATCTCCAGAGAAATTAAACCAATACCAATAAGATGAATCTTGCTTAAATGGATAAGACCCTGCAAGAATCACCCCTCCAAGCGAAGTTCCTCCATTAACTCCACCAATGTAAGCTGGATAGTTAAATATTGTTGTTCCAGATACAGTACCGTTGTTATTTATTGAATAATCGTTAAACGTAGCTGACCCATTAACATTGAATCCATTTGCTGAATATCCATTAAAAACAGCATCTCCGTTGATTATATTGTTATTAAATGAATAATCATTAAACGTGGCATTGTTGTCAATCGTTCCTACGTTAATTGTATATTCATGGAATGTTGCCATTCCAGAGTTGTTAACTTCTATGTTTATGACAACAGAATTTCCATCAATATCATTATTTCCCCACAAATCAAGCGTGTTGCAGACTGCTGTAGATCCAGTATTGGTTAAGATTGATAGGTGTTGCCAATCAGTATTCCCAGAATACCCAATCACCACATTATCAGAAGCCGTGGGGATTCTATTGGCATGACCAGTAGGAACCCCCCCGCTATACGCTCCCGTGTACCAATTAGCTGAATTATGCCAATCCCCAACTCCCGTGGAGTCGTAGAAGTATAGCGTAGCCATTTTAGCTCAACGTGGATTGAGCAGGGGAAATAAACACATCACCCTGGATCAGTCGATAGAACTTGCCTGTGCTTAACTTCACAATCAAATCCCACTTTGCCGCTCCGGTAATGGATGCCGCAGCAGTGGTGGCTCCAGTAAGAGAAAGCGTGATCACTCCGGCAGAAGCATTGATTGACGTGGTAAATGATTCAATCAAAGTGCCAGTTGGGGATTTAATAACTGAAGCTGCCGTGGCCCCTGTAAGGTCAAACACTCCTCCCGAAGTATTGCTCACATTCACCACCACAGAGTAATCAGTTCCCTGTTCAATATAAAGGTTTTGGGTGATAGCAGACATACGCAATCAAAGTAAAAGGCTAGGAGCTAGATGGGTCAAGGGCAAAAGAAAAGGGCCACCAGATTTCTCTGATGGCCCCTTCTTGATTAACTACCGATTAGGAGTAGTAGCAACCGACGAAGCTAACGTCGTATGGGCAACGCTTGTGGATAATAGCGCGACCAAGGTACGGAGCAATCGGGCGGCTTCCGCTCTGGAAGATTCCGAGCCAACGACCGATCTTACCCAGCGGGTTATTCACGGCATCCCTAATATTCAGCCAGAAGAACTGACCGGAATAGTAGTACGGATAATCGTCAAACGGCGCACCGGGGATGTTTGGCCCAACTTGCTGAACGCTCTCCTCGTACACGTCCGGGTGGAACACATACGAAACCTCGTAAGGAGCAACGTTGTAGGCAGGGTTGATCTCCCAGCTATATCCATTGTTCGTGGACTGCTGGATGTAAGGATAAACCTGTACCCACTGGTTGTTGCTGAACACGAAGCGAGGAAGCTCCAGATCAATCAGGTGGTAGTAACCCTGGAAGGAACGCTCCACACCAAGAGGTGCAATGAGTTCCGAAGGGGTGGCATAGCGGATATCCTGACGGAGATCAGCATTGTTGCGGAGCAGATCACGGCTCGTTTCGGGCGAGGTGATCAGACCAAGCACGGGAACACCGTTCTCCTTACCGAGGGCATTGTGACCAGCACCGTCACGGATAAGCTGAACACGCAGGACATCAAGGAAGTCCTGTGAGAGCTTTGCCGTAGGAGCGGGGATCGCATTGCCAGTGACGCTGTTGTAAAGCGCATTGGGAACAGTGGTTCCGTTGATGGTAGCGGACTGATAAACAGTCTGGGTCACATCTCCGGCAACCGACTTTCCAACGATACGCAGATACTCTGCACGGCGACGATTGTCCAGAACCGTCTTGGTCAACTGGGTAAGCTGATCAACGGTCTTTCCAACCTGGGCCTCGATTTGGAACGCAGTCTTCAGATCGTCCAAGCAGATACAAGGAGTCTGATAAGCCTGAGTCTGAAGCTGCCAAGTACGGAGCGTCTGACCAAAATTGAGACTGTTAGGAGTAGGATTGCAACCCGCAACGTTGTTGGGGGAGCCAAGTCCAGACGAGGTGGAAACGTTA